AGAAATCCAATGTTACCAGCATTAGGGGTAGGCACAAGGGCCGCCCGATCAGCATCAGGGCCCGCAAGACAAACGGATCGAAGGCCGTCGGGGGGCGCGAAGGTGTTACGGCGGTGATCGATTCGCCCTGGGTGAAGTGATGTATCTCGCCTGGTTCGACGTGCTGCAGCGTCGAGCCTTCGTCGGTTTGACCGCCGGAGCTGTCCCCTTCGGTGTAGGCCGCCGGGATGCCCAGCTCGTCTTTGCGCACGACAAAGATCGAGAGGCAGGCGTTGACGTGGGCGGCGACCAGTTCGGCATCGATATAGCGCGTGACCTTGTCAATGGTTTCGACGGCTGAGGTCAGGGCCGGCTCGCCCCGCGTGTAGGAAAACCGCTTGGGGTTGAAGCAATGGTGAACCTGGTCGGCCGGATAGTGACGCCAGTCGGTCGAGTCGATGTAGCCCCACTGGTTGGGGCGGCCGAGGTAGTACCCGATGACCCGACCGGTTTGTTTGCTGGTGGCCACGCCGTTGGTGACGGTGAAGGTCTTGCCTGTGGGGGCGCCCCAGGGCGTACCCACCTGGTCGCCTTCGAAGGCCTCCAGGCCGCGATCGGTCAGGAGCAGGAAACTATCCCCGTCGCGGCGATAACTCTGGTAGGCGGTGTAGACGATCTTGGGGAGGTTGAATCGGCCCGTGACATCACACGGTCGCTCGACCATCTCCTCGCGGAACAGGCCCTCGGTATCTTGGTTCCAGCGGCGGTTGGAGCTACGGGATTGGACCATCGTCCGGGTCCCGACGACATCGTCGGCCTCGGTCTGCAACAGGCCATCGACGATCGGGTTGTTGCGCCCCATGTCACGGGCGATATCCCGCAAGCCGCTCAGGGCCGACTCGGTCAGTTGGGTGTCGCCGGCGCCGGATAGACCGCTACGCTTGGTGTGCAGCCGCTTGTTGCCCAGGGGGCTGTAGCCAAAACGCGAGGCCTGGCCAAAGAGCTTGGCGCGGGCCTGGTCGCGTTGGCGGGCGGCGTGCCATCGGGGGCTGACCGCCATCGCCACGTGGTCGATCGCCGAACTGACATTCTCGGGCCAACTCATAATTCGGCCACCCGTCTGCCGCTGTCGCTGCCCCGGGCGACCTTGCTGGCATAAATCCCCCGCAGGCGACCCAGGGTGTCCAGGTCGGCCTTGTTGAAGGTCTGGGAGCCGATCGTATAACTCTGGAGGCCCCCGGTTAGCAGGGCCTCCAGGGCGGTGTCAATCGCATCGAGTAGTTGGGCGTCGGTCATAGCCATAACCCTAGAATACACCACGGGTAGGGGGTCTGGATAGATGCCACTGTATACTGAGTATACACTAGTTGAAAAAAAACTTCACGCGACCTGAGTTGTTGGGGGTGGCCCTAAACAGCATCGACAGGACCCCTCGGGGTGGTTTAGGGGGGATCGACCGAATAGTTCGCCTCGTAACTGCGAAACTCTTTGCCACATTTACTGCATTTATGCTTGCGGATCGGGATTTGACGGCTATCGGTCACGGGGCAATCCGACACGCCGCAGCGGGGGCAGTGCCACGATCGCCACGTCACGCAGTCGATCTCGGGCTTGACCCGCGTATCGGGCCGCTCCTGGCGTCGATTCGAGACGCCGGGTAAGCCGTCCAGGAAGCCGGTCACCGGTCCATCCTCGGCAGGCCGTCCAGGAAGCCGCCGCCTGGATCTTCTCTGGGGCTGGGGCGTTGGGGCCGGGGCGCTTCGGTCGGCCGGGGTTCTTTGATATCGCCGATACCGGCCAGCTCGGCGACGGCGGTGGCGTACACCATACAGTCCCAGAGGTGGTTGGGGCCGCCGCCTTTTTTGGGGACCCAGCGCACGTCTTTGCGGAGGCCGTGCCAAAAGGTTCGCTGCTCTTCGCTGCAGAGTTGGGCCTTGACATCGTCTGAGACCTTGGCCGGCAGGTGACAGAAACCGGGGCCCGGATCGGCGGTCTCAAAGAGCAGGCGGTAGAGGCGGTCCTTGATCGCGTTGACGTTGAGGTGGTACCGGAAAAGCGTTGTGTCGATCGGGCTTTTGCGATACATCCGCACGCGGACCTTGTCGTCGCCTCTGACGGGCAGGGCGTGGAGCTGGGCGTTCTGCCGGCAGAAATCCTCGATCACGCTCATGCGGTAGCCGCAATCGATACCGCTGGCGGCCGGGGGCAATAGAAGTTGGTGATTATGGGCGTAGGGCCAGGGTCGAGCGATCAGTTGCCGCACCGGCTCGTAGTTGGCCAGGTCGGCGGTATCACCCGTCTCGATCCGGCCGGCGGCGATCAGCCAGGCTTCGAAGAGGTAGCCCCAGCCCATCACCACGTACCAGAGGTGGTCCTTCTGGACATCGATGCCCAGCGTCACGGCCGCCACGCCGCGCGGCAAGCTCCCCATCTCGTAGATGTCCAGGTGGCTGTCGAGCTGGCTGGCCTTGGGGTCTTTGTCCCGCTGTCGCCAGGACCGGGCCATCTGGGACCGGCTCCAGTGCTGCAGAGGACGGACGTTGCCGGTCTTGAGCGACTGCTGGGCGCGGGCGTACATGGCAGACAAACATTGACTGGTTCCGGCGATCGCCTGGAAGCGCGGGTTCACCATGAACGCGGTGATCCGGTAACTCCGCCGGGCGGTGACTTCATGCTCGCCGACAAGACGGCCGGCCTCGGTGACGCGGCAGCCGTGCGGGGCCCAGCGACCGGTGGCGATCGCGGCGTGACGATCGTGGTCGGACCAGACGACCTCACAGTGCGGACAGAGGTAGTGGGCGCGGGGGCCTTGCTCGTAGAGCTTGGGCTCCAGGAGGTGGCCGGACTCGGTCTTATCCAGGATCATGTTCGCATCGTCGGTGATATGGTGGTGACCGCAATGGGGACACTTGGCCCAGAATTCGCGACGGTCCCCGTCATTAAACTCGGTGTCGGCCAGGTCCCCTTCATCCACGGGGCTGGTGAGTTTGATCAGCTTGGCGCGGTGGCCGAAAGTGCGCAGGCGGTCGCGCAACAGGTTCAGGGGGTCGGCCTCTTTGCCCACGGCGTCGGGGAACTTGCCGATCTCATCGGCCAGGATCCGGGCGACCGGGACATCGGCCAGTTGCGCCGCCGACCGGGCCCAGGCCAGGTAGAGGTTCATTTGAGCCATCACGGTGGCCTCGCCGATGTGGAGGTTCTCCAGCTGGCCGTCGATCGCATCGAGCAGGTGTTCGTTGGTTTCGAAGATCGGGCGGATCCTCGCGGCGATGCGGCGGCGGGCCGTGGCCTCGTCGGGCATCACGATCATGGTGTGCACGGGATCGACGGCGACCGTGTAGGCCAGCAGGAGATAACTCAGCAGCGTTTTGCCGCCCTGCGTGCAGGCCAGGACCGTGACCTCTGAGACCGCCGGGTCCACGCAGGCTAGCGCGATCTCGCGAAGGAAGGGTGAGAAGTGAAATGAAAAGAGCCCGGGCGCCGTCGTTTCCTTGGCCGGTAAGAACAGGTTCCGCTCGGCCCAGTCATCGATCCCAGGTTTGGGCGCCGGGATCAGCAGCCGCCGCTCGGGCTCGCTCATCGGCATCGCGGGGCCGAGGGATTGATAATTGATTATGGATGATGGATTATTGGGCATGGGGCTCAGCCGTTATACTCCGGGGTTTCTTTGACGCAACGACTGCAGAACGCCTCAAGGGTCGTACGCCGGCACGACCGATCGCAACAGACCGGAACCCATCGCCGACGGCGGCGGAGACCACATCGGGCGCAGGGGCCACGGCCGGCCGGCTGGCCTGCCTGTTGTATATTCGGTGTTTGCTCATCCTGTCACCTCATCAATGACTGTTGTCGTTCGGCCGGTTCGGGCGGTGCGGGCGGGAACGGGCATCGCGGGAGGCTTTGTGTCGGTCCTGTTTTCCTACCCTTTCTGCCGAAGATCCCGCCTCTTGACTGGCAGTCTTTTTTGCCTGGGGCCATCGCATCGGGGATGCCAAACGTCGGCTCGGCCAGCGGGCCGGCGGCGGGTTCCAGTGGGGGGACCTGGGAGCCGCCCACGATGTTAGCCAGGGACCACACGGCCACGATCCCGTCACGGTCGTGGTGCATCACGATCACGTTCGCGTGGAGCGTGATGCGGTGGCACGTAACGTCGTGTCGCGTTCCGTCATCGTCATCCAAAAACACCTGCCAGGTTTGTTCTGGTGTCTCTCTCATCTCATCATCAATCGCTGTCATGGTACCGCTCCTAATATACTGGGGTTACGAACGCCGCCTGGCGGGCGCGGCGATTCACTTGGGCGTGAAAACTACCTCATCGATGTAACATGTGATGACACATCGTCTCTCGTTGGTCACAATAACGGGATCGCCAAGGCCATTATCAGATCTGGAGGTCGGATCAAGGGTTATCGTCTCAAGTCCGATCTGGCAGGTGTATTTACAACCGGCCATATGGATTGTTGCAGACACCTCATCCATGTGCGCGTGGCAGGTCTTGACGAATACGGCAATGTCTGTCTTTTTTTTGCTCATGCTAGCCCTCACTGGATTCCATGTATGTTCGCTTGTAATAGCGCCTCTTCAACGGCCGCATCAGCGTGACAACCGGACTGAATCCAAATACGGCGTACGATGTCTTGGGGTAGTTTCCGAATAAGCCGATACGACCGCCAGGCCCGGAACAGCTCTGCCATGAGAAACCACACACTGACGGGCGCCAGCGGCAGTAAGAATGTTGCTAACATGACCATCGCGATATCTTCACCGTCGGACAGGCGATGCTCGTATCCCATCGCCGCCCGGGGCAACGGCAAAACGAGCCCGGACACGATCAGCGATAAGACGAGTTGGAGGCCCGCCGCCGAAACCCATAGTGTTGTCAGTGCGGTCGCTATCATCTCTCCCCCCCCCCCAGCACCTTGGGCTCAAAGAAACCGAGTTGGCCGCGACAGGGTTGGAGGGGATAGGGTATCGGGGACTGCAGTACGAACCCCCACGGGCCCTCGAACCAGGATGAGGCCGAGGCGTTGACGCACTCAAGGAAAACCACCGAGCCCACGAGGCCGCCGATGTCGATGCGGTCGGGTAGGGGCAAGGGGATTTTGGGGAAAACTGCCCTGACCCAATCATAGCCGGCCTTGTCGAAGGTCTTGGACGCGTGGATCCCGATCCTTTTGCCGAGAAAACGACGCGGGCAGATCCAGGGGCGGTTCTCGATGTCCTTGTAGCCGTGGACGATCAGCCAGGCCCAGGGTTGTTTGAGGCTCAGGGCGACCATGTCATTTTCCTTTCTCATCCGCCGGCGGGACGTCGGCGGGGGTCATCCGCCCCAGGAGGCGGGCAAAGGCCGTTCGCGTCTCACCGGCCAACTGCAGTTCCGGCGGGACGTCGCACAGGTGGACTCTTATTTTTTCGACGAAGGTGTGCAGGTGCGCTTCGATCCGTTCGACGTCACCGGCGGCCTCGACGCAGTGGCCGGCGGCGGCGGGCAGGTGGTTGGCGATCGCGGCCAGGAAGTTCTGCATCCGTGTGGCCAGACCGTTCTCCACGGCGGTGCGTTCGAGCAGGCCGCCCAGTCGCTGTTTTAATTCGACCTGCTGGAGTTGCGTCTTGACCTCGCGCATGGGGTCGAGCTTCTCGGGGCCGGTGCGCCGCTTGTCGATGGCGGCCTTTTCAAACCAGCGAAAGAACTCGGCCAGGTTGGTGGTGCCGTCGGCGTTGCGGGGCATGTGGCCGTCGATGTGCCAGTTGTAGAGCGTCTGGCGGCTCTTGCCCGTGATGGCCTCGATGACCTTACCGGGAACGTGCTCGTAGTCGAAGCCGCCGTCGGCGGTCTGCTCGCTCCGGAGGAACGTCTGGACGTAACGCAGGGCGTTGGGCTTGCCTTGCTCGGCCGCCACGAGGATAGCCGCGCGGCATCGCCCCTCGATCTTCTGGCGGCGAGAGTCCCATAGGTCGGCGGCTTCGGCGTCGGTGTCCAAGAGGGCCCGTAGCTCCAGGCCCCCCATCCCCAGCTTCTTGGCCGCTTGCGTGACCGTGCATAGCATGGCCGCCTGCGCGTCGAGATCGCGAAGGAACCGACCCCGCTCCCAAGCCGCCTTGACCTTGGGTCGCCTGGCGATCTGGGTGTCGAGATCCCCGGGCCCGGAAAAGGCCGCCGCCGCCGCCGTCTGGTTCTCGCTCTTTAGGCCCAGGGCCTTGACCTCGGCCAAAGACAGCGCCTTCCGTTTGGGCTTGGGTCGCTTGGCCTTAGCCATCGTCATCCTCTGTCCGAGACGACCAGCGGACCACACCCGTGATCGCCAGGACCGTCGCCACCGCGCCAATCGCTTCAACGTACCCCATTGATGTCACCTTCAATTCGTCTCATATTGACCTCTCGTAATCCCTGATGCGACAAGTGCTTATGTATGTAAAGCTCAGAAAAAGATTTCAAAAGCTCTCGGAACTCGCCATTCGCCCGCTAC